ACTCCCATTTGTGGAGTGCCGTACTGATTCCAACCTGTAATACCTTTTGTCGTATCTCCTACACCAAATAAACCGCCAGCCGTATCTACTACATTACCAGCCGCAGTTCCAAAATCATTCCAACTATTATACCAAGCCATCTTACCTCTCCTAATTAACTGCTAATTTACTGTTACGAACCCTACCACTAAAGACTTTCCTGCTGATATAGCCACCTACAGACAGTACTAGACTACCTATGATAGACCCTTTTCTTGCTGGGCGCACTCTATGCACCATCTCCTTTACCCATAACTTCCATAACGGTCTCATTACCAAGTAAAGTAAGGGGTATTTTTTAGCCGCCTCAACTAGAGGGGTAGCCCACATTAAGTACCCTTTATATGTTTCGTAAGACTCATATTTGATATATTTCTGGCACATCATCCAGTCTGACTGACTTACATCTCCACCATCACGATACATTGTGCAGATTACTGAACCTCCAGAATCACCAGAGTCACCACTTCCACCATTGCCAGAATCTGTACCCTCTGAATCAGCACTACCATCGCCAGAATCTACTCCACTTGTATCTCCACCACCAAAACCGCCACCATCAGAACTATCGCCTCCACTATCATTACCACCACCGTAATCACTTGGACCACTATCTGCTAGACCGTAATTATCATCAGTACCGTAGAATCCACCCTCTGCTTCCATATCCGAATAACCATCTACACCCCAGCCACCCTCTGAATCCTGATAGTAATTTGTGATATTTGGAGGAGCTGTAAGATCAGCAGGGTCATATTGAGCACTATACCAATCATTAAACTCTTCTGGAGTCCAGTCATCAACTCCTTTACTCTCCCAGCTAGGAGCGGTCAATTTATCATAAGCTATTGAAGCTAAACCTAATAATGGATTAGCTGCAAGTAAGCCTATATTAGATGCTGTATAATGACTTAAATTCTTACCTGTTGCTGGATCATAAGCTCCGTACTGACCTGCAACTAATCCTATGCCTGCTGATACAGGATTTGTCGCTAAACCATAACCTAGCATACCATATTGAGCCGCCCGCTGTACTTCAGGTGAAAGATTAGATCTAACATCATTAACCATTACGCCAGTTACATCATTAAACATTGCGTTAGCAGGGTCAAGACCAAGAGCCGCCATACCTGCATATTTAGCAGGAGTTGATATAGCCTTACCAAAATCAGCCCAATTATCAACTGTAGGTTGCTCCATCCCAAACTGACTATGGAAATCTTGGCTACCTAACCCTGAACTATCACCACCAAAATCAAAACTACCACTAGGCTCTCTTTGTAGCATTCCTTGTGGTGTTACTGTAACTGCCTGTGATGATCTTGCTAACTCTCTCTTATTTGGAGTGAACGCCTGACCACCAAAACCATAATAAGTATCAGGATTATTGGTTGGAGTAGTGTAATAAGGGTGAGAGGATATTGACTTCATCCACCAAGGTTGCTCTGTCATACTATCTTCCCTCTGGTTGCGTGAATAATCATACTAGCCATACTAGCCTTATACCCATTAATTACTCCTATCATTTCCAATTGCAATACTTTTGCAGCGCCAGACAAAGCCACTTTATACTCTTTAGGAGACCCCATAGGTGCAAACTTAGCCGCTCCATATAGAGATGCTACATCACCGTAAAGATAGGAGACCGCCCCATCATTAATAACTAATGATCTAGTGCCTTTTACGCTAGAGTAATCCTTGTACCAATTTAAGGCAACTGACATTCCAAACCCACCCTCAATCACCAGATATAATCTCTTCAATATCTTACTAGCGGCAGGCTGTTCAAAGTCTAACCAAACAGTCCTGTAAGACCCTTGGTAAGTATTGTTAATATATGCCGCACCATCATACTCTCTATCATGATAACCGTCATACTCAGCTATACGCCCTTTATACTCAGTAGCCCCCTGCCCTAAATACAGCTTACCATCGTATGTAGATAAGAATGATTTAGGCTGTTTATCTTTAGAGAAAGTCCATTTAGTTACTCTTGGTGATCCATCTTCGTTAGCATACTTAAAGTCAAATACATAAGTTGCGTTCTGCTCTGTGAAACTTAGGACATAAAATCCACCACACAAGCAATACATACCCTTAACCTCATCCTTATTTGATGATATGGTAGCAGATATAATCGCATCTTTAATATTTCTAGAGAAATCAGTTAGCGGCATCTTATCCTGAATCTTAGTTCTACTTAAAGCCCTTACGCCTGAATTAGATAAGAATACCAGCTCATCACCTACAGCCTGTACAGAATCTCTAGCTACACAACCAATTCCCTGTATAACTTCATCTAAAGCCATAGTGTCAGGATCATCAGCACCGTTATATATAGCAATATTTCTTCGCCCAAAGATAATTAGCTGACCGTTGAATGATGCTAAAGCCACTATCTCATCACCATCCCATACAGTCTTTAAGTCAACATATCCTGCTGCACCTGTATTGAATTTGTGACCTATTAATGTGTCTGAGTAATAAAGTACATCTTTCCCCTCGCTAACTCCACCAACCCACAATCTACCAAAGTCACCAAGGCATGAGCTGGGATTAAAAGTGGTTACATTATTGGGAGCGTTATATCCAGAGGTATCATCCAAATCCATCCAATCAGTACCATCATAATGAATAGGGATATAATTAGCTTGTGTTCCGTAGAAGTTGCCGTTAAAGTTACAGAACTGCCAGTTACCATCAGTGATAGTTTGAGGTGTTCCTGTAAAAACCTCTAAAGTCATTGTTCTGGGAGAGCCTGTAGTTTCTAATTTATAGATACCACTACCTGCACTTGCAAAAATTGTAGCATCACCTGTAGTGCTTCTATATTCACCTACCGCCTTAACTATAAGCGTATTGCTAGAATCTGTGCCTATATTCTCCGAGACCTGCTTCACGCCTTTTCTTGATGTAATGCGCCCTCTATCATCCAGCATAATATTATCAGCTTTTGTAAGCCATTGAGGAGGTAAGGACGAGTCGTTAGACTGCGTATTTAAACCATATATCCCTAACCCATTCAGCACTAACGGTTGAAGAGGGGCAGCCATTAGATAGTTACCCAGTCATTCGTATTACGAGACATATCTTGTGCTATAGCATCTTTCAATGCCCCACTATAACTCTCCTGTGCTGTACTCACCATAGAGCCACCATCCTCTCCTCGTTCTGCAATAGCTCTACTCCAAGCTCCCAATATAACTATATTCTCCAAGACCGTTAGAGTATCTGTAGCATTTACTAAGTCCTCTTGCGGATCAACCATATTAAAGTCTACCTGATATACTGCATCTGGCTGTGACCATAAATCTACAGTCAGCTCACCAGAGCTAATGCCGTTGATAGAATAATGCGATGGGCGACCGCTAGAAATGCTAGAGGCTGGTTGTTGAGCACGCTTAATCCAAGTATCAGAGACCTCTGTTAGATAAACCCCATTAGACTGCTCTATAACGCTCAGTAAGCGCATTCTCTGTGATGCCCCTGTGATTGTATAGTTAGATGTTCCATTCGCTGTAGTGACTGTCTGAGTGCGCCTGAGGCTACTCCAATCCCAAGCATCCTCTACCTCACGCTTAACCTCATTTACAAAGTCAATAATTAACTTCTGATAATCATCTAGTGAAGTGGTATCAATATACGAGCCAGACCAATCAGAGGAAATACTATCTTCTCTTAATCTTCGTAGAACTGAATTTGCTATCTGTCTTAACGCCATCCATTACTCCTTACTATATCTTTAGTAGCTTTACCCAGTAAGGAGCTTGATATGTAATACCTTACGCTCTTTTACTGAATTGTCAACACTTTTTTAGTTACAACACCTTAACCAATCTCCACCACTTTACCCTCAACCGATTCCACCAAGTATCTTTGATAAACCTGCCTCGTCTGTTTTTTAACTTCACGCTTTAACCTCAACATCAGTCTCTTTGTGTAGATCAGTCTTACTACCCATAACTCCTGAACTACCTAAAACTCTAGCTTCACTTATGTATTTGACTGTATATTCATACCCGTTATAGAAGAACTTGTCACCTAGTTTGAGGTCTTTAGCTTTAATTGTTTTTCTGTTCACGCTCTTCTCGCTAATGTTGCACCAAAATACATCTCGATAATTACGGTCATCCATTGGAATAGTTCTGCAAATGCTGGAATACCTTGTATCTTTATCCACTCTGTATGTTCACCGCCACCAAGTAATCCAAACAGATATGATGGCTCTTTGATTACCTGCTCTATGTAGATTGGCACTCCGAAGACTGCGTAACCAAGCATCGAGAGGCTGATAGCGAACATTAGAAACCATAATAGTAATCGTCTGCTTGCGTTAGATGCAGGGGTGTCGTACTTTCTCGCACTATCAAATGATTGATTCTGTGCCGCTAGAGCTTTTATCATTAGCTCTTGTCTCTGCTTATTATCTTCTGCTTTTAATGCTGTGAGCTTTGCGATAAATCCCAGAGCTATTGGTAGGATATGAGAGAGTAGAGTTATCATTTGTCTTTCATCAGTTGATTGACGAACTCTTTGTCTACTTTATTATTGTAGAGTTCTCC